TCATGCTGCTACCTCCATCGATTCGTTTACTTCTGAATCGGCGTTAGATTTGACCAGCGCCATCATCGGCCACGGTGACACTGAGTTTCCCACCATCAACACTTGAGTCTTATTACTAAACTTACGTCCATCGTGCCCACGATCAATCACATAGTTGTCTGGGAAACCCTGAGCGCGGTACAGCTCGCGAGGGGTAAGCATGCGCATGCCGATATCGACGATCACATACGGCGTACCCTTTATAGTCACGGTGACAAGTGCCAGGCGATCCCGTGTGGTGATGGTCGCGGCTGGGTCACGCAGATCGTAGGTGTTGTCGCTGCCGTAGTACCCCATCAGGAAGGCAGCGACGCGCATTGCGCCGGCCTCAACCTCTGGTGCGAGCTTGTATTCGACCAGGGCGTGATGTTCGGCGCCGGCCGTGATCGTGGGAACCAGTTCGTCCATGGCCCGGCCGACGCAGTTTCTGCGAAGCGTCGAGAGGTGCGCGGTGACGATCTGCTGCTGGCTGCCCGTGGTGGTAATCGCCGTAAGGGGTTTTACTGGGTGGTGCCCTGGTGTCACGTTGTACCCGCCGTTGTGCTGGGCGACGTATGCGACGGCCAAGGCGAAGTGCCCCCCCTTAACGCCGCTGCAGATGGTGCGTAGAGGATCATCCCCCGGCATGTTGCGCTGGCTGCTGCCGTTGGCATGCTCGGTGATGAAGGGTGCGAGTTGCGGCGTGACAAGTGCGAACCCCTGCGCACCGGTAATGGTCTTCGCCGGATCTTCTACGGACTGGCATCGCGCCAGGTCGTTGCCGGTGTGGTTGACGCTGACAATGAACGGGTTCTTGTGTTCCAGGACATAGCGCTTGGCGCCCTTGCGTAGGCGCTCCATGGTGTTGTTCACCAGCGGTCGTTTCACACCTGCAGCACGGCCTTCTTCCTTGGTGAGGAAAATGCTCGGGCATGGAATAGACCAATCGATACAGCTGGCGGCGGTGCGATAGGCGGACTGTCCTTTGGCTGGGTTTTTGAAGTGCGTCGGTTCCGGCCACCGCAGCGGCTGACCGTCACGGCGAGCGATCAGGAACAAGCGCTCGCGGGTAGTGGCGGCGCCAAAGTCGCAGGCTTTGAGTTTGCCGTACATCAGGTCGTAGCCCATGGACCGCAGGTTGTTTTCGAAGCGGCGCCAGGTTCGTCCTTTCCGTATTGGATCGGGCACCAGGTACTGTTCTTGTACCGGTACCCTCTCGCCGGCAGCCGCGACAGTCATGTCACGGCGTACCACTCGGCCAGTCTTGCTGCAGCGCTTCGCGATCAGCGGCCCCCACTGGAGGATCTGCACGACGTTTTCCATCGTGATCATGCGGGGGCTGACTTGGCCTCCCCATTTCTGGATGACCCATGACTGCGAACGGCTAGTGGTGCTGCGCGCCTGACCGCCGGCAGCAAGGCTGTGGTGGGTGCATTCAGGGCTTGCGTGCAGATGCGCAACTGGACGGCCTCGCGTCGCCAGGCGGGGGCACACGTCGTATACGTCGGTGATGTAATGCTCGGCGCTTGGGTGGTTGCGCTTGTGCATGCTGATGGCGTCGGGGTTGTGGTTGATGGCGATGTCGACCGGTATGCCAGTTCCCATCTCCTGGCCCATGGTTGCGCCGCCGCCACCAGCGAAGAGGTCGACGCGGATCTCGCCGGCGAAGTCGAGCCCGAACTGGGTTTTGACGGCTGATGTAATTGGGGTTGGATTGAAGGAAGTCATACCCGTTGCTCCCTGGCATGCAACGGATCCGCGCCGATGAACACTTCTTCCGGTGCCTCCGGCCATTCCTCGCGGATGGTGTCGAATTCGCCTTCGTTCCAGATTCGAAGGAACGTCATACCTTCTTCTGCTGAGAGAGCAAACTGGATTGCTGCTACTGATGCGTCGCTATCACTATTGAGAGCTGACTGATTGAATGCACCACAAGGCGGGTGTGTGTAGAGCGGGAGTTTGTATTTTGACACTGCGCCAGAGCGGACCACGGCGTGTCGATCTGTACCGCCTTGTAGGTACTCAAGATCCTTCAGGGCGATATGGCATATCGGCTGCGCATCAACTTGAGTCTCGGTGTGAACTCCATTGCTATCGGTAAGACGGAAACCTGCTGCATGGATTCTCTCCGCCATCTTACGGCCCACGCCGTTGATGTTCATTAATACTGTGAGATCGGCGATATACCCCACGGCAGGCTGCGCGAGCGGGTGTACCTGAGCGTTTAGCGTTGCAACAGCGAGCGCTGCCCCGCGCAGCTTTTCGTGGGGTATAAGTGCCTCGGCAGTGGCGCTGATAGGAGCAATAATGCCTGCTGCTGCGCAGCAGAGACTGTTTGTTTCTAGCGTGTCGACGCCTTCAGTAGCGCGGAGCAAAGCGGGCAGGGCATTGGTGTTGTCCAGGTGGTTCTTCATGCCGCTTTCCTCCGGTGTTCGATAGCGAGTTGGTCCATCAGGCGCTGGTGATAGGTGAGTCGAGCTTCTGCTGCAGGCCATGGGCGGATGGTTTCGGCCATGGGTTCGATGCCGACCAAGCAATCCCAGATAGCCGGATCGGTTGGCATGAGGTCGCGGCGCTCTGTCGCCAGTGCAATCAGATCGGCCTTGTAGATGCAGGCGGGGAGTTCTGGAGCGATGTCGAACCGCTCGCAAATGCGCCACCAGATGCAATCCTCGAAGTGCTGGTAGGCGCTAATCCACTGCTTGAGTGGCCGCGTCATGTCGCCCACGTACGCCTCGGCGGCGTCGTGCAGCAAGGCCGCGAGTTTGTGTTCTTCCGGCACCAGCTCGGCGACGATGCAGCTGTGCTGGGCCACGCTGTAGAACTCGCGGGTATGGCCGTTGAAGCGGCATAGATGGGCCAGCGAGTGCGAGATGTCCCGTGGGTCGATCATGTCGGCGTTAGGTTCGAACAGGTCGAAGCGCTTGCCGGTGGAGGTGAGGATCCAGTTCATGCGGCTTCCCTCACGAGATCGGCGAGCAGCAGGGCGTTGTCGGTTGCCTTGTGCAATTGGCGCAGAGCCTCGTAGCCGATCAGGGCTTTCAACTGCCGGTCGAGCTCTTTGTTGTAGCGGGTCAGGGCTCGCAGTTCGTTGGCGGTTTTGGCGTGTTGCTGCTGCAGTGTGCCGGCGGCTTGAGGGGTTAGGCGCAGCATGGGGATGGCGCGGCTCATGCTGCATCCCCCTTCAGCTCGAAGTGATCCATTAGCGCAGCCATGTCTAGCGCCTGGTCACGTAGGGCAAGTGCCTGCGTTGCTTGGCTTTCGGATCTAACGGCGCGGAAGGTGTCAGCGGCGAGCTTCAGTTTCTCGGCGATGGCGAGAAGGGTGTAGCGGTCTTGTGGCTCCCTGTTCAACAAAAGCTCAGTGCGTCGGCATTGGTCTGACATTTTTTGGAGAGAGGTTGCGTATGCCGCTGAAGCTTCGTCCCGCCCCATGGTGTATCCGTGAGAGTGCCCTTCGCCGTAGCCATCCTCTCGGCCATCGGCCAGCCCGCCGCGGTATCCGACCCAATAAAGAGTCGCGGCGGCGATAACGATACTGATCAACGCGCAGATTTGAATTGCAGTCATGTGGTGTGCTCCTGGTGGTGTTGGCTGGTGGTGGCAGCCGTCTGAGTTACTTGTCTTGCTCGCGTGAATCGTTTTGCGGTCGCGGCATATCCTCGTCCGCCTTGTAGGCGCGGATGTCGATCAGTGCTGCGACATGCTTTATGTGGGCATACCGCAACGCCTTGACGCTGTGATCGAGGGTCGTTACCGGCAGTTGAATACGCCCGCTGTTGATCGCCTCAGTGAAGGTCTTTTCGTTGAGGTTCTTGAAGTAATGCACGCGCAGCTTTTCCAGTGGGATAAGCACGTCGCCGAAGAGTTGGTGAAGCATCTCGACGGTCGCGCTATCCGGTGCGGGTTGCAGTCGTAGCGGTGTTTGACTGATGTTGCTCATGGGCAGCGGCCTCCTTGCGTTTGAGTCGTGAAGGGTGGTTCCAGGCATTTAGGCAATGGCGTTTGGTCAGCTCCCGCAGATGCTCCGGCACTTCGAGGAGCGCAGCGTTGCGCTCCTCGCGTGTGCCCATGGCGACGATCTGGCGGGCGTACTCCCTAGGCCACGTCACGGTTATCTGCCGGGACGGCTGGCAGTTCGAGGCCGAGCTGATTCGCCAGCCAGGGCATGCCTGCTTGTCGGACCTTGGTTGACTGGCTGTACTGCATGCCGGCTTTCTCGTGGTACCAGTTGCTGTCCTTGACCCGCAGGTACTCGCGATCACGGAGGGGGAAGGCCGGTAAGTTGCTGTCGTTGAGCAAGCCTTTTTCACGCATGAGCGCGATCAGCTTGGGGCGGGTGAGACCGAAGTACTTGGCGGCTTTTTCCAGGCTACGTTCCATCGCGGCCTCCTAGGCTGCATGCGCGGCGGGAGTCGCCACGGCAGCCAAGTGGGTGATGGACTCGGCCACCATGGAGTAGATCTCCACGTCACTGCCGTACACCGTGAAGCACTTGGTGCGTGGCTTTCTGACGCCGATGCTCATGATGGTTGTGATGCCGGCGCGGGTTTTGTTGCGGTGAATTGCCAGGTTGATCGGTTGCTCGAAGCCCATGTCGAGGCTGAGGGCGCCGCCGGTTTGCACTAGGTCGAAGACCTGTTGCCTGTGGCCGGTCGCGAACACGCCATAGCTGCGTTCTGCATGCGGCAGAGACGACGGATCGGCAGAGGTGGTTGGCCCGTTGACGATCTCCTCAATGAAGTCCGCAAGCTTGAGGTGCATCTTCTTGGTATTGGTCAGGGTCAGCGTGTGGCGTTCGCTACCCAGTTCAACGGTGAAGTGCGTGTCGACTTTGCGGCGCTCGACGTTCAGGCGAAAGGCCAGGGCCTCACGCTGTGTTTCGGCGCGCAGCAGGTGGTTGAAGGTTTGGGTCAGGCTGACCTGGGCCTTGAGCAGGGTCAGGGTGCGGTTGTCGAGTTTGTACTTTTTCATGCCGCATGCCCTCCACCATTTGGGTCAAATGGGGCAGGCGCGGAGCGCTGTTTCAGCTTGGGTTTGGACGCGATGAAGGCGCAGCCGCAGTCTTGTGCCAGGCGGCGGATTTCGAAGATGCGGGAGGGGTTAGCAGCGGCCGGATGGACGTGCAGGGTAGCTGTGGTGTGCATGGTGTTGCCTCGCTCTGTGGTGGAAGAGTAGGCAAAATATCAACTGATGATTTACAAAAGTCAACTGCTGGTTGTTTTTCGATCCTGTGGCTCATTTGCAGGCGGTAGGGGGAGGTGGCGATCATGAATAGCAGGCGCTGGGTTTGGTCTCTAAAATTTCATTGATCTTTATCATCTAGATGGATGAATATACACGTTGAATATTTAAATAATCTTGTAAAAGGAATTTCTTCTATGTCGGATGATGTATTGGATAAAAAAGAAATAGTCATTGAGGGGAGAGAGTGCGTTCCTTTTTTTGATACTGATAAAGGTCAGATTAAGTTTGAGTTTTTTTATCTGATCGGCCTGCTAGTGAGTGCTATGCTGTTGTTGGGGCTGATACAGTTTGAAATTATGAAGTTGGCTTATAATAATAAAATGTTCGTGTATGCGCTTGTCGGTGGGTTTTTGGGCGGGTGGGTATATGATACTAAATGGTTTTACAGGGTCACTGCTCGTGGTAGAAGTGATCAATACAAGTACCCTTGGCAATGTCATAAGTTTTACTGGCGGGTGCTGACTCCGTTTTTATCGTCTGTAGTTGCCTTCGTAACATATTTGCTTATTGCTTCGGGCATGTTTCCAATAGTCATGAAGAACGCTTCGGCAGCTAGCACGGCATTTTCAATGTGTTTCATGTTTGGATATTTTTCAGATCTTGTTCTAAGCCGTTTAGCTGCTTGGGCGGAGGAGATACTGCCGAAGGCTAAAAAAAATGAAGCTCAAAAGAACGACAACAATGAAGAAGTGTAATATTTGCCAAGAGTTGCAGATGTCCCCCGATATTGATTGTGACGCAAAATATCAGGAGATTGTTTCCAAGCGTCAAAATATTCTGGATGAAACAGAGGATTTTGTAGTTCTCCCAAGCTTAGGGCCTCTAAATGATGCCCATGCTATGATTGTGCCAAGAAAGCATCAAAATAATTTTGCTACAGTTACAGAAGGGCAGCTTCGTCAAGTCAGTGAACTGATGCAAAAGATGTCTTCTCATATATTGTTGAAAACTGGAAAGCGTTTGGCGTTTTTTGAGAGTGGTGCTGGAACAACATCATATCATTCGGGCGGTTGCATCATTCATGCTCACATTCACTGCGTTTATGAGTCAGAGGACTTTTATCAGAGGCTTATGGGTGAGGTTGCTTTTGAGGAAGTTTTAGGTGGATGGTACCAGGGGGCTGATGTTCAGTTCGGGTATGCGTGGTATAAGTCAAGTGGTGGTAGAGCATTTATCTGTAATAATCCTGAGCTTCCGTCTCAGTTTCTTCGCTATGCTTATTCAATGGCGGCTGGTGACGTAAGGTTTTGGAACTGGCGGCGCCATAATAATATTGAAGGGGTGCTACGCGTAATCGATATTTATAGTGGTATGGCGGCAGAGTGCGAGAAATAGTTTGCTATTCTGGAATGAATGAACCCACGACTTTCCCACAGATATGTGTCTCTTCCGTAATGTCAATGATTGGGTATTGCGGATTGATGGGTCTTAAAAATTGTCGACCTGCGTCCTCGACTAAAATCTTAAATGTGGCTTCGTTTGTACGTGGGACCCTAGCAATTACTCTATCCCCCGTCTTTGTCTCAGCTTCTGGGTCCACAAATATAATGCACCCTGTCGGGTAGCTGCGACCTGGGCCGGGGTTCGTCATAGAGTCACCAAGTACTTTCAGCGCATACCCGCTCTCGCTGATAGGTACGGGGCAGGATAACCATGACTCCCCGTCATGCTGCTCAAAATTTGACTCGCACCACGCACCGGCCTGCACCCAAGATATCAGTGGGACCTTTCCAAACCGACGAGTTATCTCTCGTACATTGCTGTTACTGCCTGCGCCCAGCTGATGGACATTATTGTCCCCAATTGGCTTCTTAGGCAGTACTCCGTACTGCAACCATTCCTGCCTCACATTCAACCACGAGCACAGCACAGCCATGCTGTCCGGCCCAGGCACGGCGTCGCCATTCAGCCACTTGCTAATAGCCTGCGGCTTTTTTTCAGCGCCAACCTTCACCAAATGCCGATGAATGTCCGCTCCACGTCCCCGGGTGCGTACACCGGCATCGTCGAGTGCTTCGTGAAGGCGCGCCGTGAAAGCTGCCCGTAGCTCGTTCTTATCAACCATGAGTTGATGCTCTCACAGGGGTTGCGCAATAGTCAGTTGATGTTAATATCAACCGCGAGTTGATAAATGGAGGTTGCCATGTTGGACCCCGCAGATTTTCCGAACGCCATCGCGTTCGCATTTGAAGCAGTAGGCGGCATTGGTGCCGCCGCCAAGGTGTGTGAAAGGAGTTATCAGGCGCTCAATAAATGGCGCTTGGCTGCCAGCCTTCCCCGCACCGATTACACCGGTGAAACCCACTACGCAAAACTTTTGGCGACCGCTGCAGAGCAGAAGGGCAACGCGTTTGACGCTGCCTGGTTGCTCCATGCATCGGCCCCGCAGAAAGCTGCAATGTAGATAGAAAAAAGGCGACCCAAGGGCCGCCCAGTTCCTCCCGGCACACACCACCACAGTGCTGTCGGGTCGCGACGAAGGTAGGAGGGCACACCACATGCAAACCACCTCCCTTTATCGCGCTGCCAAGACACGGATGTCTTGGGTTGCTGCCTTTTCCACCACAGATTAGGCAGCTGTTGCGCCAGAGGTGAGCAACGGATTGTTCGCCTCGGCACGGTGCCGGTTTTGATCCACAGATCTAGCCGGCGTTTGGGCCCTTTCAAGCCACGCGGCAAATGTAACACCACTGCATGTCGCGGGGCACTGGCAACTTCGTAGGATTAATGCCATGAGCCGAGTAGCTTTAAGCTGTGTTGATCGAGCGCAAAGGGAAGTACTGACGCTCGAATTAGCCTTGTACCACGCCGCACGGGACTATCCCGGCGGTGCCGCTGCAATCGCCGCCACCACTGGTAGAAATGCCACCACGCTGCAGCACAAGTTATCTCCCACACACCCCTCGCATACGGTCAACATCCAAGAGTTTGGCGAGATTCTCGAACTCACCAAGGACCGCCGCATTCTCGATGCAGTGCACGGCCTTGTCGGCGACACGATCTGGCAGGAGTTGGCCGAGGCGTACACCAATGACATGCCCGAAACCCTCACCACGGGTATTGCGCAGTTCTTCCGGCAGGTCGCGGATTTATCCGAGACCTGGGCCAAGCACATTGGCGACGGCAAGGTCGATGACGGCGAGTTGGCCGAGATACGTCAGTTGGTGTTTCGCGGCATTCAGGGATTGTTGGGCATGTACAACCGCGCCCGTTACGTCAACCAGACGACTCGCGGGGTGGAACGTGGCTGATATTGCTGACTTTGCAAATGACCTGGTGCAGGAGCGGCTTGATCAGGCTCAAGCCGCACGCGCTGCTCTTAAGCGCGCCACGGCTCTGCATTCCCTAATGTTCTGTGATGAATGTGATGAGCCGATCCCGGAAGGTCGCCGATTGGCGCAGCCTGGGTGCACCCACTGCATTGAATGTCAGGCCGCTGATGATCTGAGGGCTTCGCGTTATGCTCGATGAAGTAATCATCCAGTTCGCGGACTACGGCCTTGAGCCCGACCAACCTTTGGTGTTCGGCAAGCTCACCCGTTGCAAAACCACTCAGGACAAAGGCAAGGAAAAAAACGGCTGGTACATTGTCCATGAACACCGAACCGAGAAAAACGAAACGCTGATCTTCGGCAGCTTCGGTGACTGGCGCTCTGGTGACACCCAGAAGATCAAGGTCAAGGCCGGGCGCATGAGCCCTGAAGAACGCGAAGTCATGCGCGCTCGGCAGGAAGAGGCCAAACGCAAGGCTGCCGAGGTCGCCGCCAATGCGTCGCGTCGGGCCGCCAACCGTGCTGCCAGCCTGTTCAAACGCATGCCCGAGAAGGGCAAGAGCGCCTACTTGGATCGAAAGCAGATCGTCGGCTTCAAAGTCCGCTATGCGCCCCGTACCGGCGCATTTTTAGTGCCCATGTGCAACGTGCGCGACCAGATCGTCGGCCTACAGGTGATCTTCCCGGTCAAGCAAGAGGATACCGGGCGCGACAAAGCCTACTGGCCCTACGGCATGTCGAAAGAGGGCGCCTTCCACCTGATCGGCCCGCACCCTGAACCCGGCGAGCCGGTGCTGGTGTGTGAGGGCTACGCCACGGGCGCAAGCCTGCACATGGCGACGTCGCTCACTGTCGCCATCGCCTTCGATGCGGGCAACCTGCTGCCGGTCTCGAAGGCGATGCGCGAGCGCTTTCCCGGTTGCCCGCTGATCATCTGCCGCGACGATGACTGGAGGACCAAGCGCCCTAACGGTGAACCCTGGAACCCCGGCGAAGAGAAAGCCGCCAACGCCGCGCTGATCGTCGGCGGCCAGGTGGTTGCGCCGGTGTTCTCCGGCGAGCGCGAGATCAAGTGGACCGACTTCAACGACCTGCACGTCGCCGAAGGTTTGGAGGCCGTCCGCCGCCAGGTGCTGGCGGTGGTAAAGCCTCCTGCAGCGGGTGGCTGGAAAGACCAGCTCGCCCGCACCGAAAACGGCTCGCTGATCGCGCACATGCAAAACGTCGAGCTGATCCTGGGTAATGACGAGCGCTGGGCCGGGGTCATTGGTTACAGCGTGTTCAGCTCCAAGATCGTCAAGCTACGGTCGGCGCCCTTTGGCGGCGGTGCTGGCGACTGGGCCGACATCGACGACATGCGCGTGATGAAGTGGCTCGCGCAGCAATACAACCTGCGGGTCAAGGCCTCCCATGTGATCGAGGCGGTCAGCGTGGTTGCCCACGACCATGCCTTCCACCCGGTGCGCGAGTACTTGGAGAAGCTGGAATGGGACCGTGTGCCCCGCATTGAAACCTGGCTCACCGACGTGCTGGGCGTACAGGCCAGCGAGTACTCGGCCAAGGTCGGCAAGCGCTGGCTAATCTCGGCTGTTGCACGGGTGATGCGCCCAGGCTGCAAGGCCGACTCGGTGATGATCCTCGAAGGCGGGCAGGGCGCCGGTAAGTCCACGGCCATGGGCGTCCTCGGTGGCGAGTGGTTCATGGACACGCCTTTTGCCCTCGGCGACAAGGACAGCTTCCAGGCGATTCGCGGCAAGTGGATCGTCGAGCTGGGGGAGTTGGACAGCTTCAACAAGGCCGAGAGCACCAAGGCCAAGCAGTTTTTCTCCGCGTCCACCGACACCTACCGCGAGAGCTACGGCCGCAGAACAAACGACGTGCCACGCCAGTGTGTGTTCGTGGGCACCACCAACCAAGAGGAATATCTCAAGGACGCCACGGGCAACCGTCGTTACTGGCCGGTGTTCTGCAACAAGGTCGAACTGGAGCAACTGCGCGAGATCCGCGATCAGTTGTGGGCCGAGGCGTTGTTCTGCTTTGAGGCCGGCGATATTTGGTGGGTGACTAAGGACGAATCCTGGATGTTCGCCGAGGCGCAGGATGAGCGCTTTGTGGTGGATGAATGGGAGGGCCCGATCCTGGCCTGGATGGAGGAGTCGCAGATCGGCGAAACCGCAACCGGCAACGAGATCCTGACGCAGGCGCTGAAGCTGGACTTCGGTCACTGGGGCAAGCCCGAGCAGATGCGAGTCGGGGCGATCATGCACCGGCTCGGTTGGCGTAAGCGGCGCATGCCGGCATTGGCAAAAAGCGGTGTGCGGCCTTGGGCCTACGAAAAGCCTGCGGGTTGGGGGCGTGCATCTGCGTTGCAGCAGTCGGTGATCGAGGAGCCTTGCTTTGATTAAGCGAATCGACGAAATGCTCAAGCTCTGGGCGCAGGATCTGCATTCGCCTGTGCCTGAAAATTTGGGTGGGCCAAGCGGCGGCAACATGATCGCCATGCTCATGGAGTGCAAAGGGGAGCTGATACGCGGCACGCGGGGTAGTCGTGTACTGCTAGATGAGTCGGGCGACATTGAGTTGATCGTAAAGAAGCACCTGCCGCCCCGCCTTGCCCTTGTCGTGTGGGAGCACTACTGCAATCACGAGAGCTTCCTTTCACAGAAGCTGTTGCATTGCGCATGCAGTTCGCGGACGTACTACATGCGGCTGCATGACGCCCATGTGTTCATTCAGGGAATGTTGATGGGGAAGGCTGCATGACCCTGGGCGTCACTGCGCGTGCCTCTGTCCTACTGTCCGGCCTTGTCCGACTGCCATTTAGCGCAGTTGGACAGGCGCAGGCCGCGCCGTTGTTGGCCTGTCCTACCGTCCCACCTTCACCCGCCCCACGCACACATGAGCATAGCGGGCATGTAGTCGCGCCCATGGCGCGCACGCGTGCTTTTAGCTTTCTCTCTATACACAAGAGAAAAGTAGAAAAGGTAGGACAGTAGGGCAGAGCCCCGTATTCAGGCGCCTGTAGCTGTCCAGCTTCGATCCATAAATAGTGGGACAGGTAAGACAGGGCACCAGAAGCAATAGCCGACTGAATGCGTTGTCCCCGTGTTGCACCCACGTCATACCCGTATTGCACCCATATTGCGCCATGGCATTAAAACTCTCTTGCTGCCAGTAAAATCCACCTGTAAAAAGTACCCATCTTCGATAGGTGCGACCGCAAGCAGCGGGACACACCACCACACTGAACCCGGCCATTGCGCCGGGTTTTTGCGTTTATGGGGTAGGGCGATGACAAACGAGCAGCAAGCGCTTATTGAGATGCCGATCTGGATGGTGATCGTACTGTCCCTGGTCGGCGGGATTTCCGGCGAGGCATGGCGGGCTGACAAGGCGGGGGTAAGCGGCTGGTCATTGGTTCGCCGCTTGCTCCTTCGATCCGGGGCCTGCGTGGTCTGCGGACTTTCCACCATGATGTTGCTGCACGCATCGGGCATGTCGGTATTGGCGGCGGGGAGCATCGGCTGCCTCACCGCGATGGCCGGCGCGGATGTCGCTATCGGGTTGTACGAACGCTGGGCTGCAAAGCGGTTGGGCGTGTGCGATGTGCCGCCGTCCGGCAGCGGGCAGGCTTGATGCTCTGGAGGCCACTAAGTACGTGGCCTGTAGCGGCGCGCATCAAAATGGTGTGCCGAAAAGTCGCCGGGGACCCTGGCGGCATTCAGGGGACACGGGGCATGAAACCCGCGGGAAAGCGTTAGCGGATGGTCTGCCAGCTTACTGAAATTCAATCCATTGAAATTGAAAGGTTTCCATTGAAAAGCCGTTGAAAAGGAGGGCTTATGACGGATTCACTGTTCCTGTCTAAAAGCGCTTTCGCGGTTCGCATCGGCAGGACGCCGAGCTACATCACCTGGCTGAAAGACAACAATCGCCTGGTGCTGTCGCCGGATGGCAAAAAGGTCGACGTGCTGGCAACCGAAGCACTGATCCTCGAAACCGCCGACCCCAGCAAGGCCGCCGTTGCGGCTCGCCACCAGCAGGATCGGCTCCAGCGTGACGTTTACAGCCAACTGTCCCCTATGGTCGAGCCGACAAACATGGCTGCGCCGCCGCAGCCTGCTGGCGCGAAGAGCGGGCAACCCGACTTCCAGAAAGCCCGCGCACATCGCGAGTACTACCTGGCCCAGTTGGCCGAGGCCGAGTTTCACAAGGTGCAGGGCTCACTGGTGGACATGAAGGCCGTTACCACCGGGGCCTACAACGCCGGACGCATGCTGCGCGATCAACTGCTCAGCATGCCCCCGCAACTGGCTCCCGAACTGGCGGCGATGTCTGATCCTTGGGAGATTGAACAGCACTTGACCAAGGCGCTACGGCTGTCCCTGGAAGAGGCCGAACGCATGTCCTCGGCCGATCTTGAACGCGATCTGATTACTGCGAGTTAACCCATGCATACGGAAAAACCTGACGGCGCCGAGGTGTACCGTGAGGCGTATTTCCGTGGGCTGCGTCCAGACCCCAGTCTCTGGGTGGACGAGTGGGCAGACGAGTACATGCGCATTCCGCGTGATACCGGCGCCGCCGAGCCAGGGAAATATCGAACCTTGCGAACGCCTTACGCCCGCGAGCCGATGCGGTGCCTCTCACCGGCTCACCCGTGCAAGCGGGTGGTAACCATGGTTGCCTCGCAACTTATGAAAACCCAGATCGCCTTAAACTGGATCGGCGCGTTGATCCATATGGTGCCGTCGAACATCCTCACGCTACTGCCTAGCCTGGGTCTGGCAAAGCGTGTGTCGTCGCGGATCGGCAAGACCATCAAGGCGACTCCAGTGCTACGCGAACGTGTGGCGGCCAGCCGCTCGCGGGACTCGCGCAACACCATGGACACCAAGGAGTTTGAGGGCGGCTCGCTGTACGTCACCACTGCCGGCTCTGCGGCCAACTTGGCAGAGCTGTCGGCGCGTTACGTGTATGGTGATGAGATCGACCGCTGGGAAGTCGACGTAGGTGAAGAGGGCGACCCTATCGAGCTGGCGGAAACTCGGGGCAGTACCTTCGGCCGCAACGCCAAGTTCTACTTTTCCAGCTCGCCGACGATCAAGGGCGCCTCGCGTATCGACGATCTATTCGAGGGCAGCGACCAGCGTTATTACTATGTGCCTTGTCCAACCTGCGGCCACATGCAGACCTTGGAGTGGGAGCGGCTGCATTATTCGCAGGACTTCAGCGTGGTGCACTACGAGTGCGCTGGCCCTTCCTGCGATGTACTGATCGAAGAGCACCATAAGGGCGACATGCTCACCCGTGGCGAATGGCGCGCCCATGCCAAGGGAGACGGCGAGACGGTCGGCTTCCACCTCAACGCGCTTTATTCACCGTTGGGTTGGACGGGCTGGAAGTCGCTGGCAAAGCAATTCGAAAAGGCGAAAAAGGCCCAGGCCAAGGGCGACCTTGAGCCAATGCAGGTTTTCTACAACACCCGTCTGGCGAAGGTCTGGGACAGCGCGCAAGAGCAAACCAAGGCGTCTGTGCTGATCGAGCGGGCACGCCGGGAAGGGTTCTCCCTCGGTGCGATGCCTGCCGCCGTGATGATGATCACTGGCTCAGTGGACGTGCAGGCCGACCGCTTGGAATTCATGGCAATGGGCTGGGGCGTCGGGATGGAGCGCTGGGTCATCGATCACCGGGTGATCGCGGGCGACCCTTCGGACGAGCGCACCTGGGCGGTTCTGGATGAACTGCTCAAGGAACGCTACCGACATCCTTGTGGCGTTGGCCTGGGCATTCTCGCGGTCGCCGTCGACTCCGGTGGTCACCACACAGACGAGGTTTACCAGTTCTGCCGTGTGCGCCGTTGGCGCAACATCTTCGCGATCAAGGGAGCGAGCAAACCCGGTAAGCCAGTGATCGCTCAGCGACCGTCCATGGTCGACGTGACCTGGAAGGGTCAAACCGAACGCGGCGGCGCCGAGCTCTGGTTTGTCGGTACCGACACGGCTAAGGACTGGATCTACAACCGCTACCCGTTCGAGTCCGGGCCAGGCGCGCTGCACTTTGCCAACGACTTACCGGACGAGTTCTTCGCCCAGTGCGTGGCCGAGCGCAAGGTCGCCAAGTACGTCCGAGGGCATAAGCGTATTGAGTGGATCAAGGGCAAGGCCGAGCGCAACGAAGCGCTCGACCTGATGGTGTATTGCCTGGCAATGGCGCATTACCTCGGCATCAACCGCTACCAAGAGCATGACTGGGAACGGGTGCGCAATTCGCTGGCCCAGGCTGGTTTGTTCGATGAAAAGGCTGTTGCCGCTGAGCGTGTCACCGTCGCCGATCAGGCTCCAGTGACACCGCAACCTACACCGCAACCCGTTGCCCAGGTCGCTCAGCAGCGTCCCGATGCACCCCCACAACGCCGCAGCTCCACCAGCGGTTACCTGAAGAGACGCTGATATGTCGTTTACTCCGAAGCACCTCGAAGCCATCGAGCGCGCCATTGCACGCGGTGAAAAGACTGTGCGCTACACCGACCGGACGGTGGAGTACCGCTCCATCGACGAACTGCTTAAGGCGCGCGACGAGATCCGCACGTCGCTGAGCCAAGCCGCCGGGCCGCGCTCTCGCGTGATCCGGCTTACCCATGGAGGCAAGGGAATCTAATGGCTCGACATTATCCGACGCTAACCCGTAATGGATTCTTGCTGCCGTCGAACATCAAGGCCAATTACGAAGGCGCCGGTGAGGGTCGACGCTCGGCCAGTTGGGAGGCCACCGAAAACGGCATCAATAGCATCAACACCCCGGCACTGCGTAACCTGCGTGCGCGGTCGCGGGCGGCGGTGCGCAATGACCCGTACGCCTTCAATGTCATCGACAAACGCGTCAGCAACCTGATCGGCACGGGCATCACGCCCAGGCCGACCACGGATGATGCGGAGCTGCGCAAGCTCAAGCAGCAGTTGTGGGATGACTGGGTGGATGAAGCAGACGCCGATGAGCTGACTGACTTCTACGGCATGCAGGCCTTGGTGGCGCGCACTGTTGAAACGGCCGGCGAGTGCTTTGTGCGGTTGCGGCCGCGCAGCCTGAGTGAAGGCTTGGCGGTGCCGCTGCAGTTGCAGGCACTTGCCCCTGAATTTGTTCCACACGACAAGTTCGAGATGACTAAAAACGGCAACGTGATCCGCGCCGGGATCGAGTTCAACCCGGCCGGCAAGCGTGTCGCGTATTGGATGTATCTCTCACATCCGCGCGACTCTTCGTCGTTGAACGTTGGTTACAACCAATTGGTGCGCGTGCCAGCGGCGCAGGTGCTGCACATCTTCGAACCCATGGAGCCGGGACAGTTGCGCGGCGTGCCGCGTTTGGCCCCGGTGTTGAAGCGCTTACGCAGCCTCGACAACTACGACGACGCGGTGCTGTTCCGCCAGGAAGTGGCGAACCTGTTCGCCGGCTTCATCAAGCGGCCTGCCCCTGACAGTGGGCAGCAACCCCGTGATCCTGTCACGGGTCAATTGCTGACCACCGACCGCGACGGCTTCACGCCGATGGTCGCCCTAGAGCCCGGCACCATGCAGGAGCTGGGGCCAGGTGAAGAGGTGGAGTTCTCTAAGCCACCGGACGCCGGCAACAACTACCCGGACTTCATGCGGCAGCAACTGATGGCTGCGGCGGCCGGTTCGGGTACGCCTTACGAGATCCTCACCGGTGACATGCGTGAGGTCAACGACCGGGCGTTGCGGGTGGTGCTCAACGAGTTCAGGCGGCGCCTGGAGCAGTTGCAGTTCGGCGTGTATGTGCACCAGCTGTGTCGCCCGGTGCGCGCAGCTTGGATGGACATGGCCGTGTTGTCCGGCGCTTTGGTGCTGGAGGACTACGCGCAACGTCGCCGCGAATACCTGCGCACACGTTGGGTACCGCAAGGCTGGGCCTACATCCAGCCCGTGCAGGACGTACAGGCGCGGCGGATGGAAGTGCAGGCTGGCTTTGCCTCGCGTAGCGAGATGGTGCTGCGAACCGGCTACGACGCGGAAACGGTCGATACGGAAAACGCCGCCGATCTCGTCAGAGCCACGGGCCTCGGCCTCAACTACACCACGCTTGAAGCCATCGAGCTTAACGATGACAAGGAACAACCATGAGCAAAAAAGCGAAACCTCGCATTTATGACAAGGCTGGTAAGCAGGTAAAGGTTGCCGACAAAAGCTGGTACACCGTCCAGGCCAGCGGCGAAGCCGAGCAGCGCAGTATCGAAATCTTCGTGTACGGCGAGATCGGCGCGTGGGGCGTCACCGCCAATCAGTTTGTGCAGGATCTGCGGGCCATGGATGACGGCGTGTCGCCTGTGATTGCCGCGTTCAACAGCATCGGCGGTGAGTTGTTCGATGGCCTGGCGATCCACAACGCGCTGTCCCGACTGGGCGAACGCTGCACCGGGCGCATTGACGCCCTGGCGGCGAGTGCTGCCAGTGTTGCGGTGTGCGGCGCTCACCGGGTGGTGATCGCGGCCAACGCTATGTTGATGATCCACAATCCATGGACGTACGCCGCTGGTGATGCCGATGACTTGCGCAAGGTCGCCGATGCGCTGGACCAGACCCTGGAAGCGATCATCGCGGCCTACAAATCCAAGGCTCCCGACATCGACGAAACCGAGCTGCGGCGCATGGTCGACGCAGAGACCTGGCTCACGGCCAGCGAGGCGGTGGCGTTGGGCCTGGCGGACGAGGTGGGCGATGGCCTCAAGGTCAAAGCGTGTCTCGGTCAGGGCAGTGTATTGCAGCGCTTCCAACATGCCCCTGCTGAGCTGCTTGCTCAACTTGATGAAGAGCCTGAGGTTGATCTGCCAGAGCAGAATGACCCACCGGAACCTTCTCCCGTGCTGGACGCGGCAAAACTGGCGCTACTGGTCACCCAGGGGTGTGCGGCGGCGGGCATCAGCAACTTGGTGGATCCTATTCTCGCCACGACAAAGCTGGAAAGCGAAGCTGTGATCCAGGCGGCACTGACCAAAGCGAAAGCACTGCATGGCCTCTGTGTTGCTGCACGACTGCCGGAGCTGACCGGCGAGTTCATCAGCGCCGGACTCGACGAAGCTGCAGTTCGCGCGCGGCTCTTCGACAAGCTGGTGGGCAGCGGCGGTGGCTTTGAAATCAACAACAGCCTGCCACTGGACAATGACCCAGAACCCACGGTTAAGGCCAAGCAGGTTGATCCCCACTTAATCTGGACCAGCCGTCAGGCGGCCCAGAACGGAACCTCGAAAGGAGCAAGAACATGAAAATTGAATCGATGCACGCGGGCGAGTTTCTGCTGTCCGAAGGCGCTGGCAACATTTCCCGCGAAGCGATCAATGTCGCCGCTGGTGCCGCCTTGGAGCCTGGTCAGATTCTTGGCCTGGTCACTCTCACCAGCGAATTCGCCCCGTATAAGCCGACTGCCGAAGATGGCACGGAAAACGCCATCGCGATCCTGTACGGGCCGCTGGGTGAGTCCGATGTGGTTCGTCGCGGTCGCGCCATCGTGCGGCTGGCCGAGGTCAGCGAAGCACACCTGACCGGCCTCGATCCTGCTGCCGAAAAGGCTCTGGCTGCCCACTTCGTGATCGTCCGCTAAGGCGCTCACCCTTATATCCATCCCGCCGAGTGCGGGATTTTTCGTTTCTGGAGAGTACCCCCATGGCCGATATTGCCATTTTTGAAGACGATGCATTCAGCGTCTCCTCGTTGACCGCTGCAATCAATGACCAGGAATACCTGCCCGGCCGTATCAGCAGCCTGGGTTTGTTTCGTGAAGAGGGCATCAGCACCCTCACCGTACAGATCGAGAAGGACGGCGATACCCTGGCCCTGGTGCCAGCGGGTGAGCGCGGTAGCTCGGGTCTGGTGGTTGCCGGTAGTAAGCGCAAGATGATTCCGTTCAACACCGTGCACTTGCCTGAACGCTTTACCATCAAGGCCGATGAGATCCAGGGCATCCGCGCCTTCGGCACCCGCAGTGAATTGCAGGCAGTGCAGGATGTGGTCAATAAGCGCTTGGCGAAAGCGCGCCGCCAGTTGGATGCCACTCACGAATTCCAGCGCATGGGCGCCCTGAATGGGCAGGTCCTGGACGCGGACGGTACGACCTCGCTGCTGGATATATACAAGACGTTCGGCGTGGTTCGTAAGAAGCTGCCAATGGGCCTGGGCAACCCGGACACTGAGCTGCGTGTCCGTGCCGGTGAAGCCCTCGACATGCAAGAGGAAGCTCTGGGCAGCATCACCAGCACCGGCTCCCGAGCGTTCTGCGGCAAGAACTTCTGGAACAAACTGATCGTCCACAAGTCGGTGAAAGAAACCTACCTCAACACCATGCAGGCCGCGTCCCTGCGTGGTGATGCCCGTGAAAGCTTCGAGTTTGGCGGGATCGTCTGGGAGCGCTATCGCGGCAAGGTGGCGGGTGTTTCGTTTGTCCACGACGACAAGGCCCTGCTGATCCCTGAAGGCGTGCCGGATCTGTACATCTCGTCCTTCGCACCGGCTGACTACATGGAAACGGTGAACACCCAGGGTATCCCGTACTACAGCAAGCTTGAGCCGCTGCCGTTCAACAAGGGCGTTGCCGGTGAAGCCCAATCCAACCCGCTGCACCTGTGCACGCGACCATTGGCGCAGATCCTGTTGGAGATGTGACCGTGGCCTTCCGCGATTTGATCGACGACATCGACGATGTTGTCTTCGAGACCTTGGGTGACAGCGCCCAGATCGAAGGCCGCATCGAGCCGGTGCTGGGGATGTTCGCGGCGCCGTGGAAGCAACCGCAGTTCGGCAAGGTCCACACCGGCCTTCGCGAGCCTCGCTTTGAGATTCGCGTTAAGGATTCGGACGGGTTGAGCAAGGGGCTGCGGGTCACCATCGACCTGCCAGCCTTGGATGGTGGGGGCGACTACGACCTGCTGCAGCTGGAGCCCGGTGGCGATGGCCTGGTGGCCCTGATCTTGAGGAAGCGTCCATGAGCGTTGGTAGCCATGTGCAGCAGAACCGCGACAGCGGGATGATCAACATCCAGCCGTCGGCGGTGCATTCCCAGGCCTTGCGCGAGTTTGGCCAGTTGGTGCCCAAGGCCGCTGGCGCGGCTCAGCGTCGTGCGATCAACAAGACGTTGGGCTGGCTGCGCACACACATTGCCAGGGCCGTGGGCAAGCAGGAGCGGATTGCCATCGGTGCGGTCCGGCAACGTCTGCGGGCTTATCCGGTCAGTGGCGGCGCGATGCGCGGCAAGTTGTGGTTTGGCGTCAATGCCATTGAGGCCAGTCGCATCGGTAAAGCGCGCCAATCCCGTACCGGTGTTTCGGTGGCGGGGCGGCGGTACAAGGGCGCGTTCTTCAAGCAGGTGTATGGCAGCAGCCCTGACATCTGGATTCGGACGTCGAGCAAGCACTTCAACGCCACGGACTACCCCGGCAGCACGCAGGGACGGCGCAGCTCTGGCTTTATCGCGGAAAGCGACAACCGCTTCCCGCTGGCGAAAGCCAAGGTCTCGCTGGACCAGGTGCGACCGCACTTCGATAACTGGGTGAAGCGCGCCGATGAACGCTTGCTGGAGATCCTCAAGCAAGAACTCAACTTTGAACTGCAGAAGTACCTCAAGGGGACCGCCCGTGTCTGATCAGCCCTTCAGCCTCGACCGTTTGTATGAGGCCATCGAGCAGCATCTGCAGGAGCAGTTGCCGGGGATTCAGGGAGCGTCGTTCTGGCCGGATCTATCGGCAGACACCAGCATTCCCACGCCGGTGGTGCTGTTGGAAATGGCTGAGATGGAACCCGCGCCGGATATCGGGACGGGTGAAACCTCACTGACCTGCAAGTTCGAGGCGCGGATCATTGTCGATTCAATCAGCACGGACCCGCAACGTCAGGCTGTGCAGCTGGCCTCTCAATTAGCAGTACTTCTGCGGGGGCAGAGTTGGGGCTTGGAGGTCGACTGCGCGCAGTTCGTGCGCTCTACGCAGGATTGGACCAAGCCCGAACTGGACGGCTACTTCGTCTGGCTGGTGGAGTGGGATCAGACGGTCTACCTGGGCTCCGAGGAATGGCCGTGGCCGGATGAGCCGCCGGGCTCCTTGGTCATCGACCTTGGACCTGGCGTCGGGCCGGTCAATCCGGAGGATCTGCAATGAGCTACGCCGTTGCGCAGCACGACCGAATGATCGCCTCGACGGTGATGCCTTGTGTCGTTGTGGGGGTTGATCTCGCCACCGCCATGGTGCGTGTGAAGTCGGGCGACTGGACCAGCGCCTGGGTGCGCTGGCACAGCCAGGCCGCCGGCAAGGCACGCCACTGGCGGGTGCCGAGCATGGGCGAGCAGGGCGCGTTGATCAGCCCCAGTGGCGAAGCTGCGATGGGCACGTTCATCCCTGGTCTGTACGGCAATGCCGGCGCCCAGCCGGACAATCGCGATCACGTGGAGGTTTGGCGTTTCGATGATGGCGGGTCGCTGGTCTACGACTGGCAGGCTCAAAGTTACACCATCGATCTGCCGGCCGGCACCGTCAGCATCAAGGTCGGTGGCTCGGTGCTGGAGATGACGCCGGACAGCGCGCGGTTGGTGTCGGGCAAGATCAACCTGGTGGGTTTGGTCACCATCGATGGTGCTACCCAGATCAACAGCACGTTGAACACGATCGGCGACATCAACAGCGCCGGCAAGGTCATTGATGCCGGCGGCAACACGGCGAACCACAAACACTGATTCCGACCCGCCTAGTGCGGGTTTCTCGTTTTAGGAGCATCCGTTGATGAGCAAGAACAAACCCGACAGCCAGGATGAAGCGGCACCTGGTCGCGTCTTCCGCGACACGCTCTTCACCTCGCGCACGCTGGTACTTCCTGATGGCAGCACCATGGCGGTGAGCAAGGCGCTTGTGACGGCCACCACCGATGAACAATTCGCCTTCCTCAAGGCCCACCCGGAATTGCTGCAGGAGTAATCCCGATGATCGGAATGGATCGCCTCACCGGCCAACCGTTGTCCGGGCACGACCATCTCCGACAGTCCATTGGGGACATTCTCGGCACGCCCGTGGGCAGTCGGCGGATGCGCCCAGAGTACGGCAGCCTGATCCGCCGCTTTGTCGATCTGCCGGTTAACGCCGGCTGGAAAAGCGCGGTGCAAGCCGAGGTTGCTCGTTCATTGGGGCGCTGGGAGCCGCGGATAAAGCTGGAACAAGTGCAGGTCGTTGGCATTGTCAGCGGCCGCATCGACTTCAAATTAACCGGTGAATACCAGGGCGAACGCCTGCTGCTGGAGGTGTCGGCATGAGCACGGTGGATTTATCGGCACTGCCGGCGCCGCAGGTGCTGGAGTCTCTGGACTATGAAGAGTTGTACGAGGAGGGCATGTCAGCCTTTCGCGAGTACATGGGTGACAACTGGTCGGCGGCGCTGGAGAGCGACCCGGTGGTCAAGCTGGTGGAGCTGGGCGCGTACGGCAAGATGCAGAACCGGGCGCGGGTCAACGACGCGGCTAAGGCGCTGATGCTGGCCTATGCCGAAAAGGAGGATCTCGACCAGCTCGCAGCCAACGTGAAGCTCCAGCGGTTGGTGATTCAACCGGCCAACCTGCTGGCGGTACCGCCGGTCGAAGAGGTTAAGGAATCGGATGACGCACTGCGTGAACGCATTCAGTTGGTTTACGAAGGGCTGACCACAGCCGGCCCGCGCAACAGCTACATCTTCCATGCGCGCAACGCCTCGGCGCTGGTAGCCGATGCCACGGCGGAAAGCCCATCGCCGGCACTCGTGGAGGTGACCGTATTGAGCCTGATCGGCAGCGGCCAGGCCGATCAACCGCTGCTTGACGCGGTGCACACCAAACTCAGCGACGATGACATCCGCCCAGTGGGCGACCGCCTCATTGTGCAGAGCGCCGAGATCCTCAACTACCGGATCGATGCCGTGTTGCACATGCAAGGTGCCGGTCCGGAAAACGACGCCATCTTGGCCGAAGCCACTAAGCGCCTTGCGGCCTGGATCAACCCACGCAAGCGCCTGGCGCTGGAGGTTGCTCAATCTGGCGTCGACGCCCAGTTGCACATCAGCGGCGTAGGACGGGTAGAGCTGCGGGATTGGGTCGATCTGAAGCCAACCAAATCTCAGGCCGCTTATTGCACGGGCTTCAGCGTTGTTCTTGGGGGCTCGACATGACCAGCTTGCTCCCCCTGAACAGCACGCGGTTGGAGCGCGCCATCGAGGCCGCCTTAGTTGAAAAAACCGAGATTCCGCTTCGGAGTTTGTACAACCCGGATACTTGCCCTGCGCAGCTGCTGCCCTGGCTCGCGTGGACCTGGTCGGTCGACCGCTGGGACAACAAGTGGTCGGAAGCCGTCAAGCGATCTGCCATCCGCTCCGCGTTCTACGTGCACGCACACAAGGGCACCATCGGTGCCCTGCGGCGGGTGGTCGAGCCGCTGGGCTACCTGATTGAGGTTATCGAATGGTGGGAAACCACCCCGATGGGCATTCCCGGCACTTTCGCCTTAAAGGTTGGTGTGCTGGATACAGGCATCACAGAAGAGATGTACCAGGAACTGGAGCGCCTGATCGACGACGCCAAACCCGTCAGTCGGCCGCTAACAGGCTTGGCAATCAGCCTGGAAACTACTGGTTATATCGTCGTCGGCACCAGTGTGAGTGAAGGCGAAGTGATCGACGTTTACCCACCGACCCAGCGCGATATCGAGGTGACCGGCACCTATGGCCTGGTCATGTGTATTGATGAAATTGACACCCTGGATGTGTACCCATGATTGATCAGAACAGTCAGTTCTTCGCCATCCTCACGGCAGTGGGGGAGGCGAAACAGGCAAACGCTACAGCGCTTGGCCTGCCTTGGACCTTTTCGCAGATGGGCGTGGGTGATGCCAACGGCGCGGACCCTATTCCCAACCGTACCCAAACACGCCTGATTAACGAATGGCGCCGTGCACCGGTGAATCAGGTCAAGACCGACCCGGCCAATCCGAACATCATCATCACCGAACAGGTTATTCCGGCGGACGTGGGTGGTAAGTGGATCCGGGAGATCGCCTTGTATGACGCCGATGGCGACATGGTGGCGGTTGCCAACTGTGCACCAAGTTTCAAGCCCTTGCTTGTGCAAGGGACCGGCAAGACCCAAATCATCCGCATGAATTTCATCGTTGCGAATACTTCGAATATCGTTCTGAAGATTGACCCGGCGATTGTTCTGGCGACACGCGAATATGTGGATGCGCAGATTATTGAAACCATGGCAAAAATGGACTTCAAACATTCGGTGTTGGTGGCCACCACGGCGAACATCGCCTTGAGCGGTGTGCAGACCATCGACGGCGTGCAGTTGCCGGCGGACGCACGCGTACTGGTGAAGAATCAGGCGGCCGCCAAAGAAAACGGCTTGTACGTGGTTTCGTCCACGGGCGTGTGGAAACGCACCCAGGACGCAGACAGTAGCGTCGAGGTGACGCCCGGACTGTTTGTTAGTGTCGAGGCCGGCACCATCAACGGTGACAGCGTTTGGCAGTTGGTGACGGATGCACCGATTGTGCTGGGCACTACCGCGCTGGTATTTGAAATGGCAGTGGGGCGCACGGGCGTCAGCGCTGGCTCTTACGCCAATGTGACCGTCGATAAGTATGGGCGGGTTATCGGCGGCACCAACCCGACCACGTTGGCTGGCCACGGCATTACCGACACCTACACCAAAGACGAAATCGCAGCGATGATCGCCCAGGCCTCGGCATTGCCGGTTGGCTCGATGGTTGGTTTTCCCGTGAACAAGTTGGCCCCAGGGTTTTTGGAGCTGGACGGTAGCGTCAAGAGCGTGGCTGCGTATCCAGACCTGGCGACGTTTCTGGGCAGTGCGTTTAACAAAGGTGATGAGGGGGCTGGGAACTTCCGATTGCCTGAGTCTCGCGGTGAATTCCTGCGGGGTTGGGATCATGGGCGCGGGGTTGATCCAGGTCGTGCTGTGGGTAGTTGGGCTGCTGGTCAGGTAGAGGAGCATGAACACGCGGCAAGGGCTGGATTGGGGATCAGTGGCTCTGGAAGTACTGCGCTAGTGCCTTTCACCAACACCCCCATAGGCACCCCGATGCCGAACGGTGCAGTTTCAAAATACGGGGGAAGCGAAACACGTCCCCGCAGCATTGCAGTGATGTGGTGCATCAAGGCTTGGAACGCGCCGATCAATCAGGGAAGTATTGATATTGCGGCGTTGGCGGCCTTAGCGGCTCAGGCGACCGAAAACAATCAAGGCACCGCAAAAATCGCGACCCAGGCACAAGTGAATGATGGGGTAAGTGACGCGGTTATGGTCACGCCCAAAAAAATGCGGTTTGGGTTTGTTATGAGCTTCACAGAGGCAAGTGGATACGTACTGTTTCCTACTTGGCTTGGCGGCCTGCTGATTCAATACGGTCGGCTCTCTTTGCCCGGTGATACTGGAACGACCTTCACCTGGCCGCTTGCTTGGTCGGATGCATGTTATTCGCTGAGCGGTGGTGTTCTTAGTGCCTTTGCCCGCCAGGAAGACAGTGTTACACCTCAGTTTCGAATGCTTACAAAAACTAATGTGGCTGTAGAGCGCCAAGACAGTTACACGGTGACCGGGAATAACCGCGATATTTTTGTTTTGGGGATAGGTAAATAATGTCGATATTTTTCTGTGCGGAAACGGGCGGGTTTTACTTGCCTGGAATGCAGCCGGCAGCTTTAGTTTGCGTGGAGATATCTAACGCGACTCACGTAGAGTTGCGCGCGCAAAATTCGGCAGGGAAGATCATCAGCGCCGGTGTGGATGGTGCCCCGATTGCCATTGATCCACTGCCGCCGAGTGAAGAGCAGATGGCGGCCAAGGAGCGGGCATGGCGGGATGTTCAGCTTTCGCTGGCGGCTGTCACGCGGGACCGCCACCGTGATCAGGTTGAGATAGGTGCAGAAACGGCGCTTTCTTCTGAACAGTTCACGGAGTTGCTCGTGTACATGCAGGCCTTGCGCGATTGGCCGCAATCGTCAGCTTTCCCTGATGGCGAGTATCGTCCCCCGGCGCCTGACTGGTTCGCAGACCAATCCCAATAACGCCCCGCACTGACGGGGCGTTTTCTTTTCCCTATATCTGAGGTTTAACCATGACGTCGCATGTCCTGCGTGCTGCTTTGCAGTGGGCGCTGTTTTTGCCGTTGCGCCTAATAGTGATCTTGCTGGGTTTTCTGGTGGTGCCCCTGGCGCTGCCTGGTTTGGTTTTCGAGGGGCCGCCTGTACCGTTCACCCAGGCACCAGGTGCTTGGCGCCTGGCCCGCCTTCCTGCCTGGGCCTGGCTGTGGTCGAACGATCGCGACGGTGCCTTGGGCGATAAGCGTGGCTGGTGGCATTTGAATACGCCTTTCGACCTGGGCGCCTATCACTGGTTTTCTCAGTTTTGGTGGCTGGCTATTCGCAATCCGGCGAACAACATGCGCTTCAACCCCTGGGTCAGTTGTCCGGTGGCGGAGTGCGATTTTCGCTACTGGGGCGCTGAAGTGGTCAAGGATCGCCCAGGCCAAGGAGGCCGTCGGCTGATCCTGGCAACACACAAGCAAACCGGTCGTCGCTACTACGGTTTCTACGGTGTTTGGCAGTGGTCGGCCAAGCGCGCCTTGGTGATTCAACTGGGCTTCAAGCCTGAGCCCAGCGACTGGAAAGAAGACTACAGCGCCGATCCCACCGCGCAGTGGAAGGGCCTCACGTTTGAGGTCAACCCCAGGAAGTCCATTTAAGCCGCGCCGGCATCCTCACCGGCGCTGATCGTTACGCGTAACACCACAACCTACGGCCTCGCTTATGCGGGGCTTTCTCGTTTCTGGAGTTCAATCATGAGTGGATTCTTTCACGGCGTTACCGTGACCAACGTCGACACCGGCTCGCGACCTATCGCGGTGCCGTCGTCGTCTATCATCGGCCTTTGCGACACCTTCACCCCAGGCCCTACAGCCAGTGCCTTACCCAATCAGTTGATGCTGATCACCCGCGAAAGCGAAGCCATCGCGGCCTGGGGCGCAGACGCGGCCATCACCAAAGCGATCCAGGCCATCTATGTGCGCTCCAAGGCGGTGATCGTCGCCTGTGGTGTGGCAAAGCTGGCTGACGCTGCCGCGCAGACCTCGGCGATCATTGGTGGCGTGCTGGCAAACGGTACCCGTACGGGCATGCAGGCGCTGCTTGATGGCAAGAGCCGCTTCAACGCTCAACCTCGTTTGCTGGTCGCGCCAAAGCACACTGCGACGTTGCCCGCTGCCACGGCCCTCGTGGCATTGAGCGACAAGCTGCGTGCTATCGCCATTATCGACGGTCCTAACACCACTGACGAAGCTGCGATGGAATACCGCGAAAACTTCGGCAGCAAGCGTGTGTTCTTCGTCGATCCGGGCGTGCAGTACTGGGACGCCGCCGCCAGTGCCACCCTCGACGCACCAGGTTCTGCCTGGGTTGCTGGGCTCTTCGCCTGGACCGATTCGGAGTACGGCTTCTGGGCCTCGCCGTCGAACAAAGAGTTTGTCGGTATCACCGGCACCGGCCGTCCAATCGAGTTTCTGGACGGCGATGAAACCTGCCGCGCGAATCTGCTCAACAACGCGCAGATCGCCACGATCATCCGTGATGACGGTTATCGCCTGTGGGGCAACCGCACCTGTTCCGCCGATCCTAAGTGGGCGTTCGTCACCCGCGTGCGGACCATGGATATCGTCATGGACGCGATTCTCTACGGCCACAAATGGGCGGTCGACCGCTCGATCACCAAGACCTACGTCAGTGATGTGACGGAAGGCCTTACGGCGTTTATGCGTGATTTGAAGAACCAGGGCGCGGTGATCAACTTCGAGGTGTTCGCGGACCCTGAACGGAACACAGCCAGCCAACTGGAGCAGGGCAAGGTGTACTGGAACATCCGCTTCACCGACGTGCCGCCGGCAGAAAACCCCAACTTCCGGGTCGAGGTCACCAATCAGTGGCTGACCGAAGTCCTCGATACCAACTCTTAAGGAGAACGCCTGATGGTTCCGCAAACGCTCTACAACATGAACGCCCATATTGACGGCGTTAGCTTTGCCGGGGATATCACCAGTGTGACGCTCCCCAAGATGACCCTCAAAACGGAAGAGCATCGTGCTGGCGGCATGGATGCCCCCGTGGAAATGGATCAGGGCATGGAGAAGCTGGAAGCCAGTTTCGCCGGCAAAGGTGTGCGTGCTGAAGCTCTGAAGTTCTACGGCCTGGCCGACCAGACCGCGTTTAACGCGGTATTCCGTGGTTCTTTCAAAGGCCAGAAAGGGGCGACCACGGGTGTTGTTGCAACCATCCGGGGCATGCTCAAAGAGGTTGATGCCGGTGACTGGAAGGCCGGTGACGCTGCCGAGTTCAAGTATTCCGTGGCCTGCAGCTACTACAAGCTCGAAGTCGGCGGCCGGCTGATGTACGAAATCGATCCGGTCAACTGCGTCCGTGTCATCAACGGTGTGGATCAACTTGCCAGCGTCCGCCGTGACCTGGGCCTGTAACGGAAAGGTATCTCATGAAAAAGCTGAAACAAATTCCGTCCTGGCTCGCGGTTGGGCCTGACATCGCAACGGTCACTCTTACCAGCACTTACGATATCCATGGCAGCAAGGTCGACCAATTGACCCTGCGATCCCCGTTGTTGCGTGAAGTGCGTGCATCTGACGCTATTGGTGGCAGTGACGCCGTGATGCGTGAAATGACCATTTTGGCCTCGCTATCGGATTCAAGTACCAAGGATCTCGATGGACTCAAACTGACGGATTACGCGCGTTTGCAAGCCGCTTATAGCGAGTTGCTGCGCGATACCGATCTTCCCGAAGATGAGAGCATAACGCCCGAGTGGTTGGTCGTTAATCTTGAGGGGGCTGTCGTTACGTTCTCCAGGCCCTACGACATCAAAGATATGAAGGTCGACCGACTGACCCTGCGCGCTCCCACCGTGCGCGATGTACGTGCTGCAACGTCTGCTTCCAATGGAGATGAAGAACAGCGCGAGACGATCATCCTGGCCAACCTTTCTGAATCCGACACTAAGGATCTGGAGGGGCTAAAGCTGACGGATTACCAGCGGCTGCAGGCCGCCTACTTTCGCCTGGTGCAGGATGACGGGGTTTAACACCACCCTGCAGAAGCAGGTCGCGAAGCGCTTGGCGACGCAGTATTCATTTGCCGCCAATGAAATCGAGGCCATGCCCTTTTCCACGATGATCTGGTGGCTCATGGACTGAGCCCCGCATCCCTGCCTGGAGTGTTCTCATGGCAAACAACCTGGCGCTCGGCCTGGTCATCGGCGGCGTCGTCAGTTCCACGGTCGGCGCCGCCTTCAAGGATGTAGAAGGCCGCATCAAGAAACTCGGCGAAACCGGCACCAAAGCTCGCGTGTTGCAGAGCACCATCGGCGACACCATCCGCCTGCGGGATGAATGGAAAAAGGCCCACGACACTGGTGCGGCGTCGGCTGACGGTCTATTAAAAAAGCTCGAAAGCAACCTCAAAACCCTAAAGGAGCAGGGCATTGAAGTCGGCAAACTTCGCAAGGAATACCAGGCCCTCGGCCAGGTAGCGCGTGGTGCTGAACTTAAGGCGCTGGGCCACACGCAAATCCAGCAGGGTAAAGAGGGGATGAAGAACTCCCTCGGCAAAGCGGCGGCGCTTACGGCGTCGTTGGCGATCCCTACGAAGGTTTCCGGCGACTATCAGGCGCAGATCCGCCAGATGTCGCTGTGGGCACACACCGCCGGTACCGGCGATGAGGCCAAACTGGCGGCGAGCATTGCCAAGGTCGCGGCTGATAAGGGCATGAGCCAGCAACTGCTCGCGAAGTCGGTCGGAGCCTTGATTGAAAAGGGCGTTGATTGGGACGTGGCCACCGCCTATGCGGGGCAGATCGCCGACCTGATCGACGGGCAGGGCATGGAGCCCGAAACCATCGCTACCTTGATCAACTCCTTCAAGGAAGCCGGGGTTAAGCAGGGTGACATGGCCGCGATGCTGGGCCAGGTAGCGGCGGCCGGTGACATTGGCGCGTTCGGTCCCAAAGAAATGGCGAAGTATTTGCCGGCCATGCTCGGCAACATCAGGCGCCTGGGTATGGAAGGCCCTGAGGCAGTCCGTTTCCTGGGGGCCAGCCTGCAGTCGCAATACTCGCAAACCCAGGACGCTGCTGCTGCGGCAACCAACATGAACAACCTGCTCAACGCTGTGATCAGCAACACCAGTCAGGAGCGGTTCGCCAAGGAAGGCTACGACCTGGCCGGCTCTATCCTTGCCGCGACTAAAAGTGGCAAGGCGGCTAACCCGGTCGATGCGTTCATCATGCTCAGCGAGCAGTTGATCAAGAAGCAGGATCCGGCCAAGGCCAAGAAAATTGAGGCGCTTAAGGCCAAGATTAAAGCCTCGGCGGATGGCAGTGCCGAGGAAGAGCAGGCGATGGTCGCCCTGACCGAGGCCGCCGGGTTGGCGAACATCGTCAGTGATCAGAGCGCCAGTGCGGGTCTGCTCGCACAGATCAAATATGGCGACAGGATTAAGGACGATATGGCGACCATCAAGAAGACGGACGGTAAGGCCAAGATCGAGTCGGATGCAGCGAAGGCGCGAGAGACGTCCAACCGGAAGTGGGCAACCGCGACTGCCGGCATTGAATCGTCGATGACGCGTATCGGTGACGCGGTGCGGCCGTTGACTGACTTGGCAGCAGACGGGTTGGCTAAACTGGCTTACGGCCTTGGTGAGCTGGCAGGGAAGTTTCCGACGGTCATCAGCGGTGCGACTGTGCTGGCTGGCGGCATTGTTGCCCTGGGCACTGCAATGAGCGCTTACAAGATGGGCAAAGGGATGCTCAATGTCGCCCGCGGCTCATTGATGGGCAATCCCAATATTCCGCAGAAAGTGATCGTGACCAATATGCCCGTCGGCGGACTAGATGGCGGTGGGCTCGACGGGCCAGAGAAAAAAGGTCGACGTGGCAAAGGCCGCAGAGGGCGGGGTGGTCGGGGAGCTATTCCCAGTGTCGCATCCGCCGCGCCAGTCGAGGCTGTTGCCAGCAGGTTTGCACCCAAGGCCATGATGGGTAAGGGGCTGGGGTTCGCTAAGGTCGGCGCACCCCTGGCGCTGATCGAGGCGGGGTTGATTGCTGCTGATACCTATCAGAATGCAGAGACCCGTGACGAAAAGGCCGAAGGCTATGGCAGCGCTGCTGGGACATTGGCCGGCACGTTGGCTGGTGCTGCAGCTGGGGCCGCGATTGGTTCGGTGGTGCCGGTGATTGGCACCGTAGTCGGCGGACTGATCGGCGGATTCCTCGGTAGTTGGGGCGGCGGTGAGCTGGGCGGGGCAGTGGGTAAAGCCGCATTTGGTGGGCCAGATACACCGATAGAGCGCCTGGCTCAACCCTCGCCGTTTCTGCTGTCGAAACCCAGCGGGCCGAGCGTGTCACGGCTTGCCCAATTGGCACCGACTCCGGCGACCGGACCATTGATGGGGGATGTCGCCCGTTCGTTGGCGTCTGCCCCTTCTGCTGTTGCAGTGCCTGCGTTGCTCAGTGCCAGTGCGGCCGCGAAACCAGATCCAGCGCGTGTCGAGCAGGCCTGGACGTTTGCCCCAACCATGCCAGTCACGGTGCAGGGCGACGTCAAGGATCCACGGCAACTGGCGCAGGAAATGATGCCGCACATGCGTCAGCTGTTCGAGGAGTTCAGCCGGGAGCAGGCGCGGCGCAATCTGTTCGATGCCCCTCACCTTTAAGGAGCTGTCATGGCTTATATGGAGCAGTTGCAATCTGGCTTCAAATTCCTGGTTAAGGCCGGGGAAGCTGGACGCCACAGCATTGACGAAATAATGGGCCCGGTGAATGGGGCCATTGGCGAGATCAGCGGTGCGGCTGATGAGATTGCCAGCTTGCCCGGTATGCCGCCTGAGGTTGGTGCAAAGCTGCAGCGCGTCATGCGCGGCATTGGCGCGGCTCAATCCAAAGTTGGGACGGTGCTGGCAAAATACAGCAAGGCTAGCCGCACTTTGTCGGGCATCGACGAGCGCATGGGCACTCTGAAGGACCAAGCATATAGGGCTGGGACGGCAATCAATAAGGTCGCCGGAAAGGTCGACCCGCGCCTGGCGAACATTTTGCCCACCAGCGCCTTGGCCCCGAAAACCACACCCATGGCGGAAGCGGTAAAACCGTTCCCGCACCTGCTGATCCTGCAGCCGCTGCAAACCAATGCTCAACCGTTCTACTTCAACTTGGACACGGCCGCCTTCAACGAACTGCGCAGACAAACGCGGTTCCGCTGGGCCTCACAAGAACGCCTCAGTCGTCGGCCGGCGCAGCAGGCCGTGGGTATCGGCGAGGATAAGCTTAGCCTCAAGGGTGCAATTTTCCCCACGTTCAAGGGCGGTCTCAAGCAGCTCGACACCCTACGCTCCATCGGTGGGCAGCTGTTGCCGTTGAATCTCACCACGGGTTACGGCCTTGTTCTCGGTACCTGGTGCTTGGACAGCGTAGATGAAGAGCAGGGCGCTCTGCTCGCCGGGGGGATCCCTCGCAAACAAACCTTTAGTTTGGAGTTCACACGCTATGGCGATGATATGCAGAACGTCTGACGGCGACCTGCTGGATACGTTGTGCTACCAGCATTACGGTCATCTGAATGGCACCGTCGAGGCGGTGCTGGCGGCCAATAGGTTGCTGGCCGATGAGCCACAACCTTTGCGCGCTGGGCTGTTAATCACTTTTCCCGATATCAGGCAGCCGGCGGTCGAGCAGGTGCAGTTGTGGAATTGAATCTTGGGGCATATCCATGAAACCTGTCTTTCGAATAGTCGCTGATGGGGCTGATATCACAGCCCTGATCAACGACCGTCTCCTGCTGTTGCGCACGTTGGACAAGCCCGGCATGGAGTCGGACGAGTTCGAGCTGCGCATTGATGACCGTGACGGCGCCGTGGCACTTCCCAAGAAAGGGGCAGCAATACAGGTCTACCTCGGCTATGACAGCAAGGCGTTGGCCCGCCTGGGGCGCTACACGGTCGACGACATCGAGGTCTCCGGCCCACCCGATACTCTGGTCATACGCGGCAAGGCCAGCGACATGCGCAGCAGCGGTAAGACCACCCGTAGCGGCAGTTGGGAAAATGTTCCGTTGTCCAAGATCGTCAGCGACATTGCAGCCCGCAACGGCTGGAAACCTGAATGCTCTGTCGCCACGGTGGTGCCTCGGGCCGATCAGTTGAATGAGTCGGACTATAACTTCATCACTCGGCTCGCTAAGGATCACGACTGCACGGCCAAGGTTGCTGACAGCAAGTTGCTGGTGCTGCCACGCCAGAGCGGACAGACCGCCAGTGGCAAGAGTCTGCCAGCTATCACCATCAGGCGGACTGACGTCAGCCGCTGGCAATTCCGCTTCACCGATCGCACCACGCAGAAAGCCGTCAAGGCCAAGTACCAAGACAAGAAAACCGGTGAGCTGGTCAACCTGACCCTGGAGAACGACGACGCGCCTGCAGGTCTGCCGCCTGTTCATACCGACCGGCATATCCACCCGAACAAATCTGCCGCCGAGCAGGCAGCCAAGGCGCGGCTCGCTGCGTTCAACCGCTCGACTGCTGAAGTTCGCTTGGAGATGGTTGGCCGTACGGATCTGTTTGCTGAACGACAGATCAATGCGCAGGGCTTTAAGGAAGGGCTGGACGGCGAGTTCCTGGTGGAATCGGTGGAGCAGGTGTTCACCCAGTCCGGTTGGAGCACCACTGTGGAATGCAATGCAGGGAAGAAAGGTAAAGCCAAGGCGGCTGGGAAGAAAAAGAAAAAATCCAAGGAGGTCAAAGTCCTGGAGTTGTAACTGGCCATACCTGCTTCACCACCCGCCGCCATTGAGCGGTATTTTTTTGTCTGGGGAAAAACGATGTCCATCACCGAGCAGCAACTTCTACGCATCATGCCCAACGCCCGCCGCCAAGCGGGCGTTTTTGTATCCGCTCTAAACGCAGCCATGGCCAACCGTAAAATCGATACGCCGAAGCGTCAGGCAGCGTTCCTCGCCCAGATCGGCCACGAGTCCGGGCAGTTGCAGTACGTGCGTGAGCTGGGGGGCGATCAATACCTAAGCAAGTACGACACCGGCTCGCTGGCCGCCAAGCTGGGGAACACTCCTGCTGCCGATGGTGACGGCCAACGGTATCGAGGCCGTGGGCTGATCCAGATTACCGGCCACGACAACCACCTGCGCTGCAGCTTGGCGCTTTTTGGTGATGATCGATTGTTGCGCACGCCGGAGTTGCTGGAATTGCCGCAATGGGCGGCGGAGTCTGCAGCGTGGTTCTGGTCTGTGAACGGGTTGAATGCTCTCGCGGATCAAGAACAGTTCACCACCATCACCCGTCGGATCAATGGCGGGCTCAATGGTCTGGAAGATCGCCTGCAGCTGTGGGCCAGGGCGAGGGCGGTGTTATGCGTCTCCTCGACCTGATCCCTGCGCAGTTCCGAATTGCGGCCTTGGGCCTGGTGCTGGTGGTCCTGGCTGCCGGATCTGCTGGACTGGCATGGACTGCTCAAGGTTGGCGATACGGTCAGCAGATGGAACGCCAAGCCCGGCTCTATGCCGACACCCTAAAAGAGTTGTCCCTGGCCGCCGCCGCTCTGCAGCGCAACGAGCAGGATAAGCGCTTCGCTCTGGAGCAGCGCCTGCAGAACAAAGATGAAACTCACCACAAGGAGTTGACCGATGCGCAAACCAAGCAGGCTCGCCTGCGTGATCGCCTGGCTACTGCTGATCTGCGGCTGTCAGTCGTACTCGCCGCCACCGACGCCACCAGCAGCTGTTCAGTGCCAACCACCACCGCCACCGGCAGCATGGTTCATGGCACCACAAGAGCCCAACTTGACCGAGCGCATGCTCAACGAATTATCGGAATCACCGATGCCGGCGACCAAGGACTGATCGCCTTGCGTGCCTGTCAGGCCTACGCGAAAGAAGTCTCTACACCGAAGTAAAAGGAGCGGCCGGGCGGGATGCGTCAACATCCTGCCCGGCCACCTTCCCCGCAGAACGTCCCTGCAAGTCCAGCCAAGGCTCCTGCTTCGTGCACAAAGCGGAGCGAGCCTAGCACTGTTTATCCATACAGCAAAGGTCTTGCTTTATCT